ACCGGGGACGACATCAGATTTCTTCGTCTTTTTTGTGCTTGAGTGCGTCAATCGTGGTGATGCCCAAGCATGCGGCAGAGTATCCGGCGAGAGAATAGGCCACCCACTGGCTGACCTCGAACATGTGCAGGGTGTCAGCCATACACACCAAGATGAAGCCGATTCCGGACGTTATGCCCATCAACCTTTTCGAGCTCTGGTCCTTGCCAGCCTCAAAGAATCCTTTGAACCATTCCATTATTTCATTCTGAAGATTTCGATGGATGCAGAAGGAACAGCAGCCCATGGCGCAGGAGACGGGTCTCTGTCATACAAACCTCCGGCAAGCACCCCGTTGCTCGAGATAAGAATCTCAAAAGACAGCGTGTCTGCCGCGGCGAACGTGTACGGGAATACGCTGTCTACCGATACGGCAAAATCATTCGCGTCCATCTCCTTCATCATGGTAGGGCCATAAGCTGCGCCATTTATCAAAGTGCGGATGTACATGATTGCATACCCGGGCACAGCTCTCTTGTCTGCAGTCAGTTTCAGCTTGACAAAATAGGCTCCAGCCTCGTTAAAGGTGACTTCTCCTGCAACATCAATCATCACAGGGTCGGAAACCGTACCCTGCGCCGCACCAAACTCTACCTGTAGCGGAGTGTCTGCTGGTGTTGGCTCCTGATTGGCGAAGCTGTATGCGAATAGTTCGCGAGTAATGGAGGACAGGTTGTTCACAAAGGCAGCAAGAGCCCCCGCCGTGAAGTTCTTTGTCTCGTTGTTGTTGTCAGCGTCCGTGCCGATGAGCATGTCGGATGCCGAAACAACGCTGTCGGTCGCGTATGTGCTAATCTTTGCCATTTACAATCTCTCCGGTCTTGATATTTATTGAAGCTCCGTCACCATACTTCTGGGACATGAACTCTGAATACTTTGCCCACTCCTCTCCAAGCTCGTCGAGCTTCTTCAGATACGCCAGCTTCTGGTACTCGAGCTCGCCGACCCTTTTGAGGACGATGTCTTTCTCGGCCTGAATCCGACGGCCAGTGTTCAAGTCTTCCTGAGCTACCGTTTTGTTCATGTTTCAAGAGTGTACACGACAAAGATATATCATTTTCCGACAACAATCTCCCTCTGGTATCGAAGGCCAACTCCTTTGTCGGAATAGGTGACGCTCATCACGTTCCTCTTATGCCTGAATCCGGCGGAGACATCGATTCCAGTGAGGGTCCCGCCTACACCAAGGACGATTGCATTGTTGTTGGGCTGGTAAATCATCGTGGCACGCCTGTTCTGAAACAGCACTTCCCGGGCCTCTATCCGGTTCCGGGAAATCTGCTCGTTTATGACAATGAGTGCGCTGCTGTCGTCCTTGACGGTGTCCGAATACTCCGCGCTTGCGAAGTAGTCACGCATGATTGCAGCCGTGTCGACCGGCCTCAGGACGTATGAAGTGTCACCGGGGAGCCACAACGTGTCATGGACAGGGATTGAATCGGTCTCAACGACCCTGAATGGGACCGGCTTGTTCTTGTACACGATGTACGGGACAGAGTCGGCCTCCTCATGGGTGAAAATATGCCTGAGCTTGGGCTCTTCGTCCTGCTGAATGCATCTGGAAACCATCCCGATGAAGGTCGATATAACAACGACCTTCAGGAAATTATTCCAATTCACTTCCCTCAGCCGGCTTAGCTGGCTTTTTCTTCTTGGAAACCTTCTTTTCCGGCTCAGGTTCAGAAACTTCTTCATTGATGACGATGAACGAAAGGTCTTTGTGAACTATGTACGTCGGCTTGCCTTCGACCCTTTTCATCTGTAGAATCTGCTTCCGGTTCCCACGGGTCTTGTAGCTAACGTGGACCCAGTCCGGTTCAGAATCCGTGCCTGCTTCCCAGATTACTTGGTCGAAATCCAAGTTGGACACAATGTACGAAAAAATGTCCTTGTTCGTGAACCCTTCGGTAGCCGAAATATCGATTGCCTCACCGAGGCAATGCTGGGAAGTCAACGAAGCCCCCTTGATGAGCTTGTTTACACTCGGTGAGCGGTAGAAGCTGTTGACTCGGATTGGCTTTCCGATTGCTGCTCTGAGAGGCTCAAACACCTTGAGCGCAAGAGCCTTCATCGAGGCCAGATGCCCCTGATTCGGGAAGTTACGGATGCCGTGCTTCTCAGCAACGGATGACCTTGTTGCCTCTTCGAGTGAGATGTGCTCCGAAATTCTGCTTACAAAGGCCATGCTATTACTTCTTTTTTCTGAACTCGTTGAGCTTTGAAATAACCCGGTCAGATGCTGCCTCAACGATTTTCAGCCCACTGAACCCCACGATGAACGCCACCCCGTATGAGAGGGACGGCTCTGTTATGCCCATGGCCACAATAACCACCGGCGTGATGTAATTCGCGGCCATCGTCCCGCCAATCACCGAGATAATCTGCTCTCTCAAGCTCCTGTCTTTTTGGTTACCAATCAGAAGGAGGGAGCCGAACATGCCAGAGACCGCCAAGCCAATGTTGATGCCGATGCTTACAAGAAACTCTTTCATCAAAAGAGAAGAGTGAATCTTTTCAAAGTGGTGTCCAAGTCCATGACCCTAATCACCTTCATCGGGAGCACCTCATTGGCTGCAACGGTGAACAGCTCTGAAAGCCCGCTATCAACAAAGCCGTACTGAAGAACCCTGAAGTCCTTGGCCGACCCTCCGACGTTGTAAACAGAGCCGGGTGTCCCTTTGTTTTGGCGATAGATTCGAAATTTTCCACCGGGGGTGACGAAGATGTCCCTGTCAAGCTCAAGCTCGTCGTCATTCAGTCGCCTGATAATCTTCGCGACGGCCCAATCGGACTCGGCACAGATGACATCACCGGCTTCGAATGTGATTGTATCCGGAAACAATCCGGTCGCAACAACCCTGTTTGCGACAAGACCAGTGATTGAATCCCGCATCACAAACCCGGACGGGTGCGGAATATTGATGTCATCTGACGCATACCACGTCATGGATTGCTCAAATGGCTTCATTTCGTTTCCTCCTTGTGCTTGTATGGGAACACGCGGTTGAGCGTGTCCTTGCGGGACTTACACCCGCACTCCTTGCCGGTAGCCTTTGAAACGGCCTCGACGACACGGGCAACCCCTGTCGCACGAGTGATGTTCTCGATTGTATCACCAAGACCTTGCGCTTTCATGGTAGCAAATCTAATGATTTTCCTGAATCAATACTTGCCTTTCCTGCCGGGAGGACTGCTTTTCGTGGAACCCCCGGCCCCCGCCCACAACTTTTTGCAGGCCCAGTGCCGCGGAGTGAGCTTGTCGGTCGCGCTGTCGCACTTATGGCGGGCCTTGAACGACTTCCTTGCAGCGTCCGAATAGTTGTGGCCGTAGCCTTCCGCACCGAAATGCAGCAGTTTCTCCTTGCCACCTGAGCACGCTTTCACCATCATCTTCTTCCCGGCCCGGTCAGACGGGCGGGGAGAGTTGCATTTCATCTTTGACTTCTCCGCCATGGATGTAAATCTACGAAAAAGAAAGAGGTAACCTCAAAGTTACCTCTTCACGAATGGTGTTGCTTGAATTAAAGTCACTTTTTCATTTTCCGGTACGCGGCAGAGCCCTCGTAGGATTTCTTGATTTTCGCCTCAGCCGTGGCAGCATCGATTTTCCCCTTCGCGTAACTGACAGACGGAGCCCGCTTCGCCTTGGCCAACGTGACAGCGGCCTTGGCCTTGGCGATTCCTGAAGCATCCGCGAATCCCTGCTTCTTTGCAGCCTTCGCATCCGCAAGGGAGGCTTTCGCACTGGACTTGTCCCACTTCGCGGCCATCTTAGCGGCCATGACGCGGTCTTGATTCTTACCTGACGGCATGCTTTTGAGGTTAAAATGTTGGAAACTTACCCTCTTCCACCCTTATTGTATCCCTCCGGGATGTCAATAGAGCTACCGAGCGACTGAAGGCCGATGGTTCGGCCAGCAGAGGACTGCTTTCTTGATGCAGCCCTCTTGCCGATATCCTGCTTCACAAGGGAAACATGCTCAGAGAGAAGCCGCATAGCCTGATTGTCGCGGAACGAAAGCTCCTGCATCTTCCTCTGAAGACCCTCGGTCTTCTTCGAGCTGTACTGCTTCTCCTCTGCCATGATTAGTACCTCTTGTTCGAGCCAATACCCCGGGTGGTTCTTTTGCCTCCAGCTTTGGTCTTTGCGACAAAACCGGACCGGCCACCAACTCCTTTTTCGTTGCTCACCCATTTGGTTTTACCCGATATCAGGTCCCCGGATGCGTTTCTCTTTGACATGTCGACATCACGTCGCGTCTTCCCGGCTGGCTCCAAAAACTCACCAGAGTATTTGCCCTTTTCGACAGTTTTTGTCTTTTGGACTCCATTTGGTTTCACAACGTTCTTGGTTTTGAGGACACCGCTACCTGAAAATCCAGTAGACTCCTCTTTTGTTTTTGTAACAACCCTCTTTCTAGGGCCTGAACTCATTGCTGCCATTATCGTAAAAGTTATTGGTTACTTCTTTGTGGGTCTCCAAACGCCTTCTGTCTCATTCTTTGCCGCCTCAATCTTGGCCTTCATCTCAGCATCGGAGACACCCCTGCGGCCCGGGATGGACCGGCTAGGAAGCGGACCCTGAGCCCTTTTCTCCGGGTTGGAGCGGGACTCGTTCGTCATTGCAGCCTTACGGATTGGAGCGACAGCAGATTTGGCCACCCCAGACTTGCCAGACGCAGATGCCTTCGCAGGCTGCTTGGCCCCGGACTTCGCACCGACTCCGCTGATTGGAGTAGACCTCGTGCCCACGATGACCCGCTCGGTCTTCTCATTCCGGCGGGCTACCCTCTTCATAATCGGGGACTTGTCCAGCCCCTTCTCGAACATGCGCTCCTTGGCCTCGAAAGTGTTCGGGATTTTCCCCTTCACTGCAGCCATCTCAGCACGCTTGCTCGACTTCGCCGCGGCCTTGTCCATCTTGTACTCGGTCCGGATTGCTTTCTTGCGTGGGTCGTTTTTCATACCTGTAAAGCTATAGCATTTCCTCGAATTCTTCAAGCGTCATCACCCTGATGAACAGGGGACTGCCCTCACCAAGATACCCGCCCTCGATGTTGTACTCGTAGTAGTCGATGGCCTGCTCCTCTGTCATCCCGTCCCGGTCCATGAGGATTGCAAGAATCTTATCGCTGTCGTAAACGGCACGAGGCTCCGTCTCCGTGGTGAACCCGACAATCGCGCTGTCAAGCCCGTCTAGGATAATCGCGCTCATGGCTTTCCATGAGGCAGGCCGAACATGTCAAGCAACTCGACACCTACCATACGAGGAAGGTTGTTGATGACCGGGTCTGGCATGCCGACCGGTTGGAACGGGACCGCGATATACTCGGTCATGCCATCCGTCAAGTAACAGAATGTCTGCGTACCGGCCTTGAATGCCGGGAAGAAGCTAAGCCCCTCCGGCAGGTCATTGGTGGTGAAAATCGCACCATCCATGTATTGGTCGTTGATTTTGATTATCATAGCTGTACGTGTCTTGCAGATACAAATCGGACGTAAGAACCTGACCCTAGAACGTGCTGGAAGTCATAGTAGAATGATGTCCCGGCAGCATAGGTCGTCAAGGATGTGTACAGCAGGGTCCAAGTCACCCCGTTGTCCGTGGACCGGTAGTACGTGATGGTTCCAACACCGGCGACAACCGTTCCGACAATCTTAAACCAGTTTCCTGTGGTGAGGTTAAAGCTCAGTTGAGCCTTGAGTGTGTTCGGCTTCTCGTAAATCTGCCACACGTTCGGTAACAAACCGAAGAAGTACGATGTCCTGTTCGGCCTACCGGCAGGAGTGTTGGAACCGCTCTGGTCATTCAATCCGAACACGGTTGCCCCTGCTGTTGACAAGGGTGTATTCGGGGGGATAATCAGCTCGAAATTATCGACCAGAGGATTCGATGCGATGTAGTTGGCGTACCAGTTGATGGTCGGGTTGTCAGCACGGAAAGCCAGCGAGGTCTCATTGAACTCGTTCGGCAACCGAACGACAGTTTCCGTGAATATTGTGGACATCGGGTAGTAGTAGTCCAGAGAAGGATACTTCAGAAGGCCCGAGACACCCTCCACAAGAAAATCGACGCTCGCCAGTGCTGCCGGGTTCGTCCGGACAACGGTTACATACAGCCTGTCGTTCTGGGTGATGGACAACGGGAACGCAATCGGCTGCGGAACAAGAACCTCATTCTTGTGAAGCGTGTATGATGTCACGTTCGTCAAGGAAACATCCACGATGTCACCAATCCAGTTGATACGCCCTTCGACGTTATTCTGCTTCCCGACACCGAACTCGAACATGGCAACACCAGTGCAGCCGCCACCAACCGAGGTCCAGATGTACGGGCCGATTGCCGCCAATACATCCGCCAAGTCTGCCGGCCCGGTGCTCACCCCGTCGATTTGAACGTCGCTGATGTCCTGATAAGAGAACAGCATCGTCGAACCGATGATGGTCGTGAACTTGATTCTCGCGTTCAGGTTCGTCAGCGCAAGCGTGTTCTCGCGCTCCATCGTCACAGGCTGGCCCACCTTCCCGAAATAGTCCAAGAAAACGTAGCCTGTACCTGAATCGAAGTCCGTAATCTGGACCTGATTCAGCGTCGTGTCGATGTTGATGAATATCTGACGTGCCATTACGCGAAGATATAGGGTGCAAGGTTCGTGATGAGGGCGGCAAGCGTGGCGTTCACCTGAGGCGCACCATCCACGTCGAAGTACTCCAAGTCGGCGATGGCGAAGAACTCAGTCCAGCCCGACGGGGTGTGGAACCGGATTTCGGCCAGAGCGTTCGTCAACGCAGGGCTGTTCGCCTTGCGCTCGTAGCTGAAGCCCCAGTTCAGGACGCTGTTGCTGTCGAAATAGACACCGCCTGTCACGTCGTCGTAGTCCGTGACCCTGATGTAGTTGAGTGCGGTGTCGACCGCGAATTGTATCTTCCTTGCCATGGTTACTTGATTTCCGTGATGATGAAGTTCATCTGGTCAACCGTTATGTTGGTAGCAGCAGAGTTGTTCGCTGCGTGAATCTCTTGATAATCCAAGTCCTTCATGTTCACGACACATGCAAAATGCACGTTCTCCGCCCGGCCAGCGGCGTTTGCCGTTGACTTCGTCCGGCTTGGGACACGGACGGCGGCAAGACGGGAGTCGTAGAACCCGAACTCGCACACGTTCCCGTTGCCGCTCGTGAATGAAAGCGTGCATTGGATTAGGTACTTCCGCTGAATGGTAGCCCTGCACGTAAGCCTGTTGTTCGAATGGTCGAACTTCGCATTGTCAGAGCTCGCGGTTGTGGTCCCCAGAACCTTGTAAAACGTCGAAGGGGCCGCGACAACCGTGGCCACGGCATTGTTCTGCATGTACAACTGGCCGTTCACCGCCGTGTTGGTGATGCCAGTGCAGCTCGTGAACAACGACTTGTTCGACGTGTGGTCGACTCCGCCAAGATAGCTTCCGCCTCCGCTGAAGCTCACCGTGTCAAGGATGAACCCCTCCGTCGGAATAGTCGCAGCAGGGTCCACGTCAATGCCAACAGATGCACCGGAGGCAATCACGGAAGAGTATATTAACCGAAACCGGCGAGTAATGGTCGCGGTTGACTTCACCTCGATGATGTTTCCGGCAACTCCACCCCCGTTCACAAGGGAGTTGTTGATGCCAATCGTGCCGATGGACCCGTCAAACACCATTCCGCGGGAATTCAGCATCGCACCGGTCGTGTAGATGAAGTTGTCGCAGGTGTTTACCAGCAAAGCGTTCGGCACGTTCACAAAGTTGACACCGGTCCAGTCGAGGGCCACAGGCGCATTGACGCTCCCGTCAATCTCAATCGCCGTGTCTACGTCGCGGAATGATATGTCGCGTATCGGAGTGGTCCACTCGCTGTAAAACAACGGGACACCAGCACCAAGACCCGTGGATGTGATGGAGCAGTTCTCGGAACTGGCCCCAAGTATCACGGTATCCTGACCACCGACCATCCGGTTGCCCAAAAGGTCCACATCCCGGGTGAAATAGTAGGTCTTGCCGGCCTCAAGGTAGTGGATTCCGCCGACAGCAAGGGGTAACTTCGAAGTTACGTCAACCCAAACGATGTCAGGAGCCCCGACAGTCACGAAAAAGTACCCTGCAATGATTGAAACAACGTCAGAAAGGTCTGTAAAAACCTGAGACACCCCGTCGATGTCTACATACTCAACGTCGGTCGCCCGAAAAAAGCCCGTGAACCCCGTCGGGGTGCGAAAACGAGCCAACGCAGCGGCGTTCGTAAGCAAAGTGACCCCGTCTCCACGCTCATAACTGAACCCAGAACCGATTCCACCCACATACTCATGGAAAATGTCGCCAGAAATACTCTCGTAATCTGTCAACCGCCAGCTCCCCTGAGCAGTGTCGATGGAAATCTGTATCTTTCGTGCCATCCTGCTAACTTCGCAGGGCAAATATAATCAAATCCAATGAAGAGCAACTACCTCAAATACTGGAGGGTCGTAAGAAAGTACGTCCTGTACCGCTACAACATCTCACCATCCGAACTCGAACTGCTCCTGTACCTGTACAGCGAGGACCCGTTCACGAGGGACCAGTTCAGAGCGTTCGAAAGGACCATGTCGTGGACAAAGAACTACCTCGATGTGCTCATCGAAAGGGGATGGGTCTACAAGTTCCGGGAGAAAAAAATTTCGAGAAAAATCACAGCCCTGTACTCCCTCACCCCCACCACAAAAAGAATCATCACCAACCTGTACGCCATGCTGGATGCTGACGACATGTCGGTGATGAACAGGTGGCATGTGGAAACCACCTACAAGGGGAAGTGGCGAGAAGCCGACAACCGGTACAAGGAGTTCATGGAGAAAACCGTCATCGAGACTCAACGACTACAACGTCGCGCTCTTGAATCACGGTCCGGCGATGACCACCAATGACCATCGTGAAGGAATGGGCCTTGTCGTAGTAAACCAAGTCCCCCTCAAGGATGGCCGACACGTCGGTCCCCGGTGAAACGACCAAGGCCTTCCGGTAACGGAAAGCGTCAGCGTCCGCAGCTGTCAGAAGGAGGCCGGACCCCGTCCGGACCTCCTCTTGGATATCATCCACGATAATGAATTTTCCTATCGCCTTCATGCCCTTGCCATCGTTATGATTACATCCGTCGAGAGAATGGTCGTCGCAACGCTCACGGCGTTCTGCAACGCGGAGCACGTCACCTTCACCGGGTCAACGATGCCCATCGCCACCAAGTCCCCGTACACCCCGGCCTTCACGTCGTAGCCGTAGCCGTCGACATGCTCGTCGTAGATGTCGCACTCGGACAGCCCGGAGTTCTCCAGAATCTGGCGCAACGGAGCCTTCAGCGCATGGCACAAAATGTCCCGCGCAGCCATCCGCTCCAGAACACCGCCGCAGTCCCGGCCAGACAACCAGCCCGCAGCCTCCCACAAGGCCTTGCCGCCACCCGGCAACACGCCCTCCTCGGAAGCAGCACGCACCGCGCACACCGCGTCGTCCACCCGGTCGAACAGCTCCTTCTGCTCCAAGTCCGTCGCCCCGCCGACGTAGATGACACCAACGCCGCCCGTAAGGGCCGCAATCCGCGACAGGATGAAGTCCTTGTCAGTCTTCCGCGCAGCCAGCCTGTGAGCCCCGCGAAGCTGCGACACACGCTCCTCGACTGCAGCCTTGTCCGTCAACAGCTCGGAATTCACGATGATGGTCTCACGCTGGGACACCACAACCTTCGCCGCATGCCCCAAGTCCCCGAACGTCATCAGGCTCAAGTCGTCCCCCGTCTTCTCCGAATAGTATTTCGCACCCACAGCCAACGCGATGTCCTGCATCAGCTCGTGCTTCTTGTACCCGAAAGACGGAGGCTCTATCGCAACAACCTTCAGGTTGTTCTTCATCACGTTCGCCGCCAGCGTGTTCACCACGTTCGCACTGCAAGGGGCGATGATGAGCAAACGCTTCCCCTCCGCAATCACAGGCTTCAACACCTGCTCAATCTGCAACAGGTTGTGAATCTCAGCGTCGCACACCAGAACACGGACATCCTCGTACACGCACTCGTCGCGCTTGTGGTCGTTGATGAACAACCCGCTCATGTACCCGCGCCCCACCTTGAACCCGTGGGTCACCTCCGTGTACGTGTCGACCGTCTGGGACTTCTCGATGGTCACGATGCCGTCCTTCCCGATTTCAGCGTAAACACCCGCAACCAAGTCCCCAATCCGCCGGTCGTTGTTCGCGCTGATGGCCGCAACGTCACGCATGATTTTCCGGTTCACCCGGCGACCTCCCTTGCGTAACCTCGAAGTTACCTCCGAACTCATCGCCCCCAACTCCCGCAACACAACCGTCCGGTTCAACGGATAACCCGACAACGCAGCGTCCCCGGCATCCACCAAAGCCTCGGTCAAAACTATCGAAGTCGTCGTGCCGTCTCCAGCCGAAACAGCCGTCTTGTCCGCCGCCTCCTTCATCATCCGAACCGCCAAGTGCTCCACCGGGTCAAGCAAGTCAACCGCCTTCGCAACAGTCACCCCGTCCTTCGTCACCGTCAACCCGTGCGTGTGATGAGGAGACTCGATGAGGACCGTGTTACCACCCGGGCCCAACGTGCTCTTAACAGCACGCGAAATCTTGCCGATGCCATTGATTAGCCGCCTGCGGCCATCGACCCCGAAACTGAGGTCCTTCGGATTGTATCCTCCTGTAGGATGCTCCATCTTGATTTGATTTAATGAATGAATGAATTGAATTTGAAACCAAAGATACAGAGCCTCCGGCAAACAGCAATGCCGAATTCAGCAATTCCCTATTCTCTATTATATTTACCTCCTTATTATTATTTATTTTATTATTTCAGTTTAGTTTAGAATTAACATAATTGACATAGTATTAATAATCAATTAGTTAAGTGACCTAAAAAGTATCAGACCAATGTCGATAATCTAGTCAAAAATTGAGAGGTATAAAAAATCAAACGGAGAGAATCCGTGTTGTAACACAGGGTTGTTACTTACGTGTGAGTAACCCAAAATAAAATCGACATGAAAAAAGGGGGCCGAAACCCCCTCCAAAAATCAAAATCACTCAACAAAAATCAGTCACATTTCTCCTTGGGCTCGAGACGCTCAGCACGCAACTGCGCCTCAACCATGATGCCGACCTTCTCCTCACGACGACGCACAGCCTTGGCCATCAAAGCCCGCTCAATGCCTGTCATCCCCGGAGTAGCTCCACTCAATTTCTTGCCGCCGAAACTCGTCGGACCGCCTTGGTTCATCTTTGCCATGGACAAATATACAAATTTTACGAGACGATGTAAGGTGGGGGGTTCCCCCGGCATGCGCGGGCCTGCCCCCGGCTCCGGAACCACCCCCCTGCTGCGGGGTGGGGGGGTCTGCCTTCGGGGGCTCGGCTCAACTTTTTGGCCTTTTGCCTGCGGGGCTCGGGGCTCGGGGCTCGGGCTCGGGGCTCGGTCGGTCTGCGTGACGGCCACCCCCTCGGGGCTCGGGGCTTCGGGGTATCCTCGAGGTTACCTCGCGTAATATCCGACCTTGGTATATTTCACGACTCGAATAGTACGAGCTTCGAATAGTACGAACTTCGTAATATTCCGAACTTCGTAATATCCAATCTCCGAACATTTCGATTTCCCGAATAGTACGAACTTCGTAATATCCATTTTCCTGAGCATTCCAAATCCCGTACATTCCGCCCCCCGGATATTTCAGGACGGCCTTACGCCCCCAAGCGCACGCACACGCCCACACGCGCACGCAACGCGCTCGCGCACAGGCACATACGCGCACACACACGCGGTAGTCTATACGCGCGCACGCGGCTCCTATTACCCCAAATGGCCTCCTCAGCAAAATCGGCCTTCTAGGGCCCTCTAAGGCCGTTTTCAGCCGTCTAATCCCCTCTTCTCCCGTCCTTTGGCTGATTATACCGCCATCAAACGAAATTTTTCCCCCTGATTATCAATGAGTTACGAAAAAAGTGCTCTTATCCGCGAAAAAAAGTTGCACGCCCTATTGCAGTGAAGAAAATTCATACTAACTTTACACCATAATCATACAGCAGCACGCTACGCTCTTTGGCTCTTACGCCTGACAGACTCACTATGCCCTTGCGGCAGGGTGGAGTCCTTCGAAGGCAGGTCTCACCCACCCAACCCGTAGCAAGGGCGGTGGGGATGGCTTAGGAGTCCCCAAGCGTGCACGATTGATTCAGAGGGCTCGCCAAGTCTGCAACCATGCCCCCTCGAAAGTCCCTTAGCAGTCGGTTAGATTCCGTAAAGGGCGCGGCTAATTCAAAAAGCGCACATAGCTCGATGCCGTTTCAATATTTCAAGGTGGAAAGGGGCTGCATCCCATGTGGAGAGCAGCAGGCAGGGTTCGACTCCCTCCTCCACCGCTAGTTTATCTCACATTTCTCACTCATAAACGTCTAAAATTATGGACAAGTCACAAATTTTCTCCAAAGGCCTTATCGCATCCGTCAACAAGGCAACCGAGGCCGCAGCATCCAAAGGCGAAGGCCGCATCAATGCCTTGTGCAACCTTGGTGGTCTCGTGAAGGCCGCAAAGGAGGCCTTTCAGGCCTTCAAGGCCGAGCGGCCTGCCGAGGCCAAAGGCCTAAAACAAGCGGACGTTCTTGAGGCCTTGTTTGGCTTCGGGAAGATGCAGCAATCGCGGCTCGAAAGGGCTGCCGAGGTATCCGAGGATACCAAGACGGCCTTCTTCGCTGCCTGCAGGGCAGACTCCAAATTGAGCCTCTCAATAGAGGGGCTGCTCAAATTCGCTGAGAACTCGGCCAAGGCCGATGGCGAAGAGGGCGAAGAGGGAGAAGAGCAGGCCGCACCCGAGGCCAAGCCATTGCTCTCTATATCCGCTCGGCTCGAGGATGCCGAGCTCGGGAAGAACTTCAGCCTTCGGATTATGGCCGATGGCTCGGTCAAAACCACCGCAAGAGCGGTGGACGTTCGGGCAGCAATCGCCCTGCTCGAGGCAGCCCTGAAGGGCTTCCCCGAGGGCGAGACCGAGGCCGAGTAATTCAATGCAGCGGGCGGGTAGCTTTGGAGTTACCTTCCCGCTCCGTTAATGCACCATCTGACCTTCCCAAGGGGTCACCGCACGAAGCGGAGTGCAGAGGGGCGGACACTTACGACTCACTCAAATGGCAACTTTCTTCTATCTCGGCGGCGGCAGCATCCTTGGCTGCGAATTCACGACCCATGGCAACGTGGAGTCCGCGTGGTATATCCACCGGGCTTACGAGCTCGAGATGTGCGGTCGGTCATGCGTGACCGAGAGCGAGGATAACTACTCCGACCTCGCCAAGGCCGTCAAGTACGGGCAACATACCGCGGAGAGTGAGTGGTGCGGCACACCGCGGAGCGTGCTCGAGGTGCGGGCACGTGTGGCTCGTGAAGATGAGGCCGAGGTGTGGTACGTCCGCCGCGACCCTGAGTTCTCCCCAATGGTGCAGGCCTGCCCTCGGTGGGCTGCCGAGATGAGCGGGCAGCCGTTCTTTATGACCCAAGAGGCTGCAATCGCAGCCATGCAAGAATCTGTTTTGTGAGTGAGAAGGGTGGGTAACTTTGAGGTTACCTGCCCGCTGCTCACTCCCTTAGAATAACTCAACACACTCACTCAACATGGCAATCACAAAAACAAGCATTGCGGAGTACATCCGCAGCGGAAGGTTTTTCTCCTGCACCTTCGTCAAGCAGGACGGCACGACACGCTACATGCGGGCTCGGGCGGGCGTTAAGAAGCACCTGAAGGGGGGCACGCTCAAGTACAACCCGAAGGACTTCGGGTATTACATAGTATTCGACCTTGACAAGCGGGAGTACCGCTGCGTCAATTTGATTACTATCACTCACTTCAACGGCCAACAGCTAGCATGAGCATGGTAAATTGGAAGGCCGTTGTGCGCACGGCAGAAGAACAGCGCAAGAAAGAGCTCTCCAAGATAGCAGAGCTCGCGGCCAAGGGCGTGAAGGCAGCTCCGTCCGGAATGGACGAGGAGACGCTCGCATTCTTCACGGAGGAGTTGATGAAGCTCCGCTCCGAGGTGGACACGCTCCGCTCTGAGCCACGAGGTGGAGAGGTAACTTCAGGGTTACCTCGGGAGCCGAAGGTCATCGAGGTGAAACTTCCGGACTCGACCACCCGTCAGGTGAAGGGCGCGACCCACAAGCAGTTCGAGCATCTGCTGAAGATGGTTGGTGCGCGACTGAACGTGGCACTCATCGGGGAGGCCGGCTCGGGCAAGACGCACGCCACAGAGCAAGTGGCTGATGCGCTAGGTATCAAGTACTGGCCGATGAGCTTTCACGCCAAGATGACATCGACAGACCTTCGCGGGTACTGCGATGCCAACGGCAAGTACAACCCATCGGCCTTGTACATGGCGATGAAGCAGGGCGGGGTGCTTTGCTTGGACGAGTTCGACCGCTCCAACACCGAGGTGACGGTCTCGCTGAACAACGTGCTTGCCTCGGGCAAGTACTTGTTCCCGAACGGGGAGCTCGTGGAGAAGCACAAGGACTTCGTCGTGGTCGCGTGCCAAAACACGACGGGCATGGGTGCGAGCAAGCAGTACGCTGCAGCCCAACGTCAGGACGCTTCCACTCTGAACCGCTTCGTGAAGCTCGAGTGGAACGTGGACGAGGCCATGGAGACGGCCATCTGCGGGGACACGATTGCGACCCGCGAGGTGCAGCGCATCCGCAAGAAGGCAAAGGAGCTCGGGATGGACTTGGTCATTTCGCCAAGGCAGAGCATCCACGCCAACACGCTCATGGGCATCGGGTATTCTCTTGCCGATGCACTCAGGTACTCGGTTTACGAGTGCTTGGCGGACGACCAAGTGAAGCGTCTTTCTTCCAAGTGACAACAAGGCCGGGGTAACTTCAGGGTTACCTCGGCCACAATCCTACACGATATGAGACACGAGTTCAACAGAGACCTCGTCAAGGTCTACACGACCTTCAGCGAGTTTGTAGAGAAGGCGAACGATTGGAGCAAGGCGAAGGAGCGCGGGGGCTTCAGCTCGACTAGCAAGAGTTACTCAGGCAGCGACTTCTACGGGGATGCAGAGGACTTCCCGACGATGTACCGTAGGTGTTATGACGGGTACGGTGCGTCTACTATCATGCAGGGGCGTGCCGACCTGAGCGGGCTCATCGATTTGGAGGCCGCGGGCGACACGCTGCGCCACAGCGGTGACGACCTTGACGTTCCGACTTACCTGAGCGGTGAGATGCGGTGCTTTTGGGCTGAAGACCAAGACGCGAAGCCACCTAAGCGCATCCACTTGGTCTACGCTTCGAACTGCGTGGCGGGTGTCGGAGCCAAGAGCTTCGCGAACCATGGCGGGGCTGTGTGCGTGATTGCGGATGCCCTGATGGAGCTGAACGCTCAGGTGAAGGTGACGTGCACGTTCACGAACACATACGTCTTCGGGGACAGGAAAGCCCTTCAGGCCATCGAAATCAAGGACTACAGCGAGTCGGTCGACGTGACTCGGATAGGTGTGACAACCCACCCGAGTTGGTTCAGGCGGATAGGCTTCGGGTGGTTCGAGAGCTTCATGCAGGACGTGCTTCCCAAATCGGGTTACGGCCACACGACCGAATACGGCTGCAGCAGGACGGGCTCTGAGCGCAGCAAGTTCGTCATAGGTGACGAGGAGTTCGCGGAGTGGCTCAGGATTGACGCTGACGAGATTGTTGTCGACCTTCCTGCAGCAGACCTGAGTCTGTTCGAGAGTAAAGAGAAAACTGCCGAGTGGGTCAAGTCGGCAGTGGACAGAATTTTGACCCAAAGCGAGGAATCCAAATACATTAAGATTTGGAGCTGACTTATCGGGGGGTGCGCATCCATAACGCACAATAATTTCACTCACACAAAACCATGAGAAAAATCACAAAAGAGGCCTGCGATGCCCTGATGGGCGGTCGCGACTTTAAGAAGGCCAACATGAGCGTCCTAGACGGATGCATGTACCTTCACGGCAACAAGATTGCGAAGATTGTTGTAGACGAGAACGGCCTGCCGCACTTGTGGGTGACCACCGCGGGGTGGACATCGAACACAACGAAGGAACGGCTCAACGGCCTGCCCGGAGTTCATGTCACTCAGAAAGACTTCCGGTTCTACCTGAACGGGAAGATGTGGAACGGGGAATGGACAGAGGTATGAGCGACAACAAGAAGATGATGGTCACGGCAGGCGTATTGTCTGCCGGCCTCTTCGCCTGCGTGATGTTGCAGGCCATTTGGGCAGGATGCATGATTGGCATGATGCTCATCCTTTGTTTATCAGCAATCAAGTAACTTCAAAGATACCTATGGGAACGACACGATACGCCATTGTCGAGCATGGCACTGAAAACCTCAGCTTCGACATCTACACCGAGTTCGGTGGCTTTGCGAACATATACCATGAGGAGGGGTCTTGGAGGTCTCAGTACTTTCAGGAGAGTTGGAAGGACACGCAGCCCGACATGATGACACGCTCCACAATCAGGGATTGGGGGGCTCAGAGCCTTTCACGTAATACGCTTGTGCTTGACGCGATAGAATACATGCACGCTTCGGATGATGTCGAGCTCCACATCGTGCAACTTGTTTCACTTGAAGAATTAACCAATCCAATGACAAAAGAACAGGCAATCGTGCGGGTCAAGGACTCCGCATCTTCCATCTTCAGCAAGGACGATGTTCTTGCTATCATCAACGGAATCGCAGCACCTGAGCCAACGCTCGACACCGAAACGCTCGGGATGTTTGTCACCGAGCTGTACGATATCCTCGGAGATATCAAGAACGGGCGCGGAATCACGGCTTCAGACCAAATCGAGTTTAAGATTTACAACGGCAACGAGATTCACGTTGAAGACCTTGAGCTCGACACGGATGACCTGAGAAATAAACTCGAGGATGTCCTTGACCGCATGACAGAAATTTTCCTTACAGAAGAGTAACTTCAAAGATACCACTCACATGACACTCACAGAAATCAAATTCCAATTCATCCGCGAGGCGGTTGCATCCATCTTCCTGAGCGAAGGAACCTACCACGACCTGACAAGCGACAATCCGGACTCGAACGCCCGTGTCGTGAAGTGGGAGCCGTTCGAAGACGACCACGACAGCGAGGTCATCGGCTACATTGACGATGCGGTGGCCAACATGGCTCACATCATTACGGGAGACCTCGTGGTCAACACATGCTGGCTACTCGGGGTCAACGATGAAGGCGTGCCTGAAATCATGGGCTTCCCGTTCATTCACGAGGCCAATGCCGTGATGTCGGTGCATGACCACTTCAAGGCTGTTGTCACGGACACGAGCACGGCCATGCGATTCTGCGAAGAGAACGATTTGAATTTTTCCAACGTCCAAGTAACATTCCGATGAAAAAGGTAAACTTCCCCAAGAGCCCGCTGCACAGCAGCATCGTCAGTGTCACCGAGCAAATCGGTGACACTTGCAAGTGCACGATTGTCAAGCTGACCAAGCGAGGCCGCAAGCTGTTCAGCGAGGGTGACGAGACCCTGCTGCTGAGCAAGTACCTCAGGGACGCATCCGAGATTAACGAGGTGGCGCGGGGCTTCTTGCTGTACGACACCACGCTCGACTACGATGCCATCGAGGACTTGCTCGAGAACGATATCGACCACTTGGCCGAGTTGGTGCACGAGGAAAGGTGCAAGCTCGTGTGGTTCAAGTCGACCGCCACACCATCTGAAATCATGTCCGCATCCATGGGATGGGATGGCTTTTATTCTTTGTCCAACGCTCAATACAAGGTTCTCCATGACTCCGAAAAATAACTGCAACTGCGAACACTGCGCTCAGCCGATGCCGGACTTCAGCAATCTTGGCGACCATGCCATCATGCAGCTCGGGATGATGGCCGCTCGCGTGGTAATCAACGGCTCAACAGACTACTCGGACTGGGAGTTTGTACCATACGGACGGCACAATGGCGAGTGCGTGAACAGATGTATCGCCATCATGCATGCCATCCACACCGACACGCTTTCGTACAATGAGGAATGGACGGACACTGCGCTCACGCCATTGATGCGGGAGGTTAAATATTGGGGTATCTTCAAGGATACCTCAGGCACTGACGACACGAAGCGTATCCTGACCTTCACGTCCAAGCACGAGGCTGCTGAATGGTTCATGAACGGGGATGGCCGGTGCAAGGAGCTTCACGACCAATACTACCCGAATGTATTCGAGTCTTGCAGACAGTACGGGGTTGATGTCAAGACCGTGTGGAACAAGGAGGAACAGCCATGAGCGCGATATCAGAAATCGGGATTGAGATTGCGATGGTTCTTGAGACGGGAATCACCAAGGAACTCAAGTTGGCATTCACAAAGCGGTGGATTGAGGAGGGGCACTTTTCCCTGCTCGAGACCATGAGAAAGGTGATGTGCCAAGGCGAGAGCGAGGACACGGCATTCGCGACAGCGATGTCTGCGTATTGGACGGGGCACATCATCAATCAGTCCCAACGGACATGCCAAAACTGACAGACGACGGGTTCACGCTTTCATGCGTGTTCCCTGAGGACTTGGATTCCGGTGGTAACTTCAAGGTTCCCGATGGCGTGAAGGTCATCGGGAAGATGGCCTTCGACAGGGTCGCTACTATCATCCGCTCTGTGACGCTGCCGTTCGGACTCATTTCGATTGACTCGTGGGCATTCAAGGGGTGCTACGGGCTAACCGACATCGAGATACCTCAGACGGTCAGGACAATCAGCAAGGGAGCGTTCGAGAGATGCTCGGAACTTGTCGTGATTGAAATCTACTCGACCTACATGGACTACCTCGGGGACGCATTCAGTGTCTGCGGTAGCGTCAAGCAGGTAGTGGCCATGCAGCACATACAAGATGCCGTATGGTCTCAATGCGTCCGGCACTGGGATGCGAGCGACTACCACAAGGACAGGCCGCTCGGAGTGCTTGGGAATAAGCTGAAAAAATTGTGATTGTTTAATTATTGTACTATATTTGTATATAAATCGTATGGAATTCAAACAGCAGATAAGGCTCAGGGTCAACGAGTTGCTCTCTGAGAAGGACAAACTCACCATTGAGTTCGACAAGGCGTTGTTCCACGATAGGGACATGGTGGTTGCGGACAAGATGCTCAACCGCATCAACATGCTGAACGAGAGCATCATCATCAACATGCGGGCCCTGATGGAGACGGACGACTCCGGCCTGCTGAAGAAGTCGACCGACAGCGAGGACTTTTTGAACTACATCATCAGCACGAAGACGAAGTTCACGAAAGAGGTAACCTCGAAGTTACCTGACATTGAGTCGCGTGTTGCTACAGAGAACCTCATCATCGCCTACGACCAAATGTATTGGGAGATAAAGAAATGAAACAGCAATACGACATCGCCCGCCTGCACAAGGACTGCTTGGCGTGGTGCGAGAATCCATCATTCCATCCATGGATGGCGAACGCAGAGGTTGTACGGTTAAAAAGGCACTACCATGAGGTAGTTATTAATGGCAGCATTGTTGCCGCATTGGACGCTATTAATCGGCTTAACCCATATTTGATTATGGCCTTCGCCCAGTTTATCGGTCTTGACGTTGAAAGCTACCGAATCAAGCAGATGACCCGCGATGAAGCTGTGCGGGACTACCTTGACAGCATCCCCGAAGGCGGTGAGTTGGTCGATGGGTGGGTGAAATATACGGTCAATGAGATTGTTTACGCAATAACCAACAGTGAAATGCACTGGCTTGTTCGTGTAGGCGAGTGTACATTCAGCTTCGCCTACACCTTCCTTCGTCTCGACCTTCACGACAAATACATGGACGCGGTATGAGCAACGAACGCAAACCGCTCCTTACGGAGGAGCAGATTCAGGAGATGTTGGAATATGCACGAAAAAGGGGCAATTCAAAATGGTGGTACTTTTTCCAATGGGGAATTGAGATTGAATTCCCAAGCCAATGGGGAGAACTAAATCGCTTTTATCGTAAGTTGAACGGAATATCCATCATGGATTTATATGAATCGGACATGCCGATTGTCCTCGCCTTCCTGCGCGGAAAAACCAAGCGCGTCCTGAACCTCGACCGCCTACGTGCGGATGTAAAGGCGTGGGTGGATGACTCTGAGAGGAAGTATCCTGAGTGGATGCAAGCCAAGTTCGACAAGATGCACATCC